CCTTCACGAATGGGGTCGGATCCTCCTCAATCTGCCGCTCCAGCTCCCCCACGGTAAATTGCCGCATGGTCTCGGTTTCGATTTGCTCTCGCTCCGCCGGGGAAAACCCGAGATTCGGGAGCTCTCCGAGATCGCGCTCCACGCCCTCCAGATCACCCCGTGCGGCGTTTGCCTGAAGAGATGCGGCCACGCGCACCTTGCCGTCCTCCACGCGCTTGAGGGCGGCCGTGGTCTCTAGCTGAATCTGGCGGCGCCCGGAGAAGTCGAGGAGTTGCGCATCGAGCACGCGCCGCCCTTCCGGCGAGAGTCCCATTTCAGACGCGCGATTCCTCCATTCCGTGGCCAGCGTCTGGAACTCCCCGCCCCATTCGGTGTAATCCGAACGGGTGAGGAGCGAATTGTTGAAGGCGGCAGCCTCCTGCTCGATCCCCGCGAAGAACTCGGTGCGCTTGCCCGCCTCTTCGGTCTGGCGGATGCGGGTCCCGACGTCGGCGGCCAGATCGGCCACCTCGCCGAGCGCCTCCCCGAGCGCGGCTTGCGCCCGGGCGGGAGCCATCGCGGCGTTGTTCGACGGAGTGGGTGCCTGCACTTGCCCCTGCATGAGGTAGCTGATCGGAGGGAGGTTCATGATTTAGCCGAGGTATCCGGTGACTTGCGCCCCGCTGTCGGCGGCCGAAGCGCCTCCGGAGATGGCCGCGGTGATCGCTTGGCTCTGGAGCGCCGACGCCTGTTGAGCGCCTTCCCATATCGCGGTGTCGGCCCCGGCGATGAGCGCCCGGTACCGGTTCTCCGCCTGAAAACTCATGTCGAGAATCTCCCGCTCCAATTGCAAGGCCGACTCTCCGAACACCGCGAGGGGCGTCCCTTCCATCTGGAACCCGCTTTTGGCGTTGCTCGACCTGATTGCCGCCAGATGGCGCATATTCTCCCGCTGTTTCCGGCGTGCATTCTCGCCGGCAACATCCATTGCCTGTTGCGCCTGGGCCCGGTTCTCCTTGGCCTCCAGGATTGCGGTTTGGTTCGCGACCTTGGCTTGCTTCTTCGACGCGCGGACCTGCATGTCCGTCGAGATCGCCGTCAGGGTCATCGTGATTCCGAAAGACCACCAGCTCATGGAATTGCAGGGGTAGGGGTCGGAAGGGATTTGCGCCATTCCTCCGTCGCCCCGGCAGGGAGCAGCGGGTTCACGTGCGGCGCGAGAATGCGGGCTGCGATGGCCTCGATGTCGCGGCCGTTGTCGGGATTCGCATGGAAGGTCAGCCAAACCGTATCCTCCAGCGCCAGCAGCATCCGCCGGGTGCCCGGGACGGTGAATCCGAAGTGAGGGCCCTCGTAGATGACCGCCCCCTCCTTCTTCGAGACCACCTTGACCTTGCCGCGGGTAATCACGAAGGCGTGGGTCGTGTTGTGGATCATCGACGTTCCGAGCGTGCCCGCCTTGAAGCGGCACTCCCGGACGTAGAACCCATCGGGGAAATGGTGAACTACCTCGCATTGCATGGGCGGCCCGCCCTGCATGGCGGCCTCCAGGCGGTCGAATTCGTCGGGCTCGATGATTTCGGTCATACTGAATTCATGTCGTACCAGATGTGCAGCGAGAGCACGTTCAGGGGCAAAGGCTGGTTCTGGCGGATCATGACGAAGGCCCGGTGTTCGCTTCTACTGTCAACCCGCGGCTCCTTGTAGCCGCTGAAAAGGGGGAGAGCCTCGTCCATCAGATCGCCTTGGCTGAGGAACGGCATCTTCTCCCAGATTTCCCCATTGCTGGCAGACACCTGGCCGCCCATCGACTTCCAAAGCTCGACCGTCAGCCGCGTCACCCCCTTCACGGCGACCTTGGAGAGCGAATTGGGATCGTTCGTCTCCAGCGCCGTGGGCGTCAAAATGCACTCGTAGGGCAACCCGGCAATCACGATGGCCGCGGCGTCATCCAGCTCGATCTCGCCGCCCGAAACCGTCTTGTCGGCGACCGGCGAGCCATCGGCGAGAACGCAGACCGATTGCCCTTCCAGGTGGTCGAGCCCGCTGATGGTGGTAGTCGGAGCGCCGTTGTAGATGACCGACGAATCGGAGCAACAGAGGAGCGCCTGGGTGGCCTCGGAGTCGGCATCCTTGAGCAAGCGCATGTGCTCGGGCTGGAAGCGCTCGATGAAGCGCCCGCCGGCCCGGTTGACGGTGATCCAGACTTGATCCTCTTCCCCGGTGGAGCTGATGACAGCCACCGATTCGACCGCACCGTCCGTGATATACCGGAACCACCCGGCCACACCCTGATTCCGCTCGATGGCCAGCCCGAGAAGCTGGCCTCCCGAATCCACGCACCAGAGCACGGAATCCGGGTTCCGCTGGAGAGCGACTTGAACGATTTGCCCGTCCACGATGTGCTCGGCGAGGAGGGTCAGATCGGTGGCCTTGTAGCCGTCCGACTCGAAGACGAAGGAAAACTCCCACACCTTCCGGCCGTTGCGCTGGACGAAAACCACCGTGTCTTGCACCGGGAGCGCCTGAATGAAGGAGCTGCCGGTGTTGCTGAATTTGCCTGCCCGCACGCTGGAAGGAGTGATTGCCTTGGTATTGTCACGCGGGCCGATAGGGCCTTCCGCCCCGCCAGTGCCGACGAGCAGTGCTTCCTGGGAAACCATCCATTGGAAGGCGTGCGCCTTCTGTCCCGCCAGCGTCAGAGCGAGCCCCATGTCGTCATCGCTTCCGAGTCGGAAGTTGTAGAAATCATCGATGATCGAGCCCCACAGGGTTTGCGGCTGCGCGGCATTGCCGCCGAACATCAGCCGCGATTCATGGATGCAAACGGTTCGCGGCCATCCGCGGAAGTCGCTCCACGCGGGTTCCGCCCAGTACGTCGTGCCGCCGAGTCCGCCGAGCTCGAAAACGACCTGGGCGCCAACCGATGTCGGGCTGTTGTAGCCGGTCACCTCGAAGATCCCGTAATGGTCGGGATCGACCGCCTCCAGCGTGTAATTGCCGTGGGTCGGCGTGGAGCCTTCCTTCGAGATGAGTTTGATTCGCAGCCAACAGGGGTCGATTTCCGTTCCGGTGATGATCCCGCTCCGGTCCGCGCGGCTGGCGGGCAGCGTCCGGATGGTCTCCCACTTGATTTTATTGAAGGATCGTTCCACCACTGCGATCGCATCCCAATCCCCGGTGCCCGCGCCGCTCATCACGGTGAGCGACCATTCACCGAGGACAAAGAGGGGCGCAGAGGCGGTACCGGCGACTTCGGAAAGAGCGAGTTCGAGGAAGGGTTCCTCCCGGCGATGCTTCATCAGCCAGCGGCTCCCGACGTGACCGGGATCGAAAACGGCCAAGCTGGACGTGATCGTGGTGGTGCCGGTAACCGCAGACGCCGTGAGCGAATTGGCGGTGATATTCTCGTCGCGGAGGGCCGGAAATTCCTGAACCAGCGGGGCAATCGTCCATTCGTTGTCGGCAAACCGGGAGATGATCCTCGGCGTATGGTTCGGATGAGAGATGAAAACTAGATCGTTGAGCTGCTGGAACTGCAATTCCCTCAGCTCCGAGGCGAGGTAGGGCGTGGCACGCTTGAAGGCGGTGGTGAGCGTCCATTTGCCCGCTGCCAGATCGGCGTCGAAGGAACCGGAGGTGTGGTCCTCGTTGCAGTAGTAGATTCCCTCGTAGCCGACCGTTACCGAGCGGATCCACGTCCCCCGGGTGTATTCCTTCGCGGTGCTCCAGATGGAATCCACGCTGTCGTTGGTCATCGTGGGGATGGCCGGGGTGTCGCCAGTGGTGTAAACGGTGAATTCTCCCGCGGTGAATACCATCGTGAACACGGTGGTCTGGCTGAACTCGAAGGACACCAGCACGGGCGGATCGTCCTGATCGGCCACGTGGTCGATAAAGATGGTGCCGGGACGCGAGAATGCCCCGCCGTAGATGGCGGGGCGGAAGTTCTTCATCTCGCTCGCGCTGTTCCGGTACTTTGCCAGATCGATGCGCGGGTCCGTGAACGGGGAGATCTCCCCGCCGTTGAAGCTGATGCGGCGCTCAATCTGAATGCTCACGGCAGGTAATAGCGGAGGGGATCGCGGTAGCGCCGGCCGCCGAAACGCGACTGGATGAGCGGGGAATTCGCGAGGAGCCGCGCCATCGGGCGAACTTCCCGCGATCCGACTTCGATGGCATCGATTTGCTGGGCCCGCATGATGGCCCGCCGCTTCAGCACTTCCAGTTGGGCCTGCATCTGGGTATCGCGGCTCAAGGGGATGCAGATTTCCGCGGCGAGGGCGGCCGCCACGGCTTTGGCAAGCAGCGGGTCGAACTCGCTGACACCGATCCGTTTGATGTATCGGATTTGAGCGGTGCTCCCGTAGGTCAGCAGCCGCTTGCCTTCCTCGATTTCGAAATACTCGTCCGACCCGTCGAACTGCTCGCCGTTCACTTCCAGGAGACGGAGGAAATCGGCCGGAAGCTGGAACGCATGCGAAAAGCCGAACTTCGGGGGCGTGGACAACTCCGAGAGCGTGGCGCGGGAAATGGCGCAGTTCCACCGGTGTTCCCGGAGGGTCTCGTCAATCACCGCCTGAACGAACGCATTGCAGGTCCGGGCGGCCTTGTTCTCCACGTCATTGATGTCGGAGATCGGCATGTCCCCGATATGGGCGAGGGCGCGGTTCGCAAGATCGGTGTTCGTGGTCATCGCCTGAAAAAGAGAGGAGGGCGGGGCGTGGAATCACACCGCCGCCCTCCGGGGTTGAGGGTGGGCCGTTACAGCGCCTTCCAGGCGAGCAGCACCCGGAACGCACCGGCCTCGACGACCGCCGCGAGGGTGGCCAGCGTGAGCTTGATGACGTTCGTGGAGGTGGTCGGATCGCCGGTATCAACCACCTTGTGGCGGTTGGTGTAGCCGTCCGGCAGGGTGCCGGATATGAACTCCACGGTGCCGACCGCGGCGCAGTTGATGCCCACGGCGTACCGGTCCGGATCGAGGATGTCCCCGATATTGAAGGTGACCGCGCCGGACGACATGTCGTCGGTAACGAACACCTTGCACTGCTCGGGGATTACTATTGCACCGGGCGGAAGCTCGATGAGGTCGATCACGTCGCCCTGGGCGTTGTCCGTGGTGGTGGCAACGTCGAGATACGAGGTTTGGACCGGACCATCGACTTGCCGGGAGTCGTCGATTGCCAGGTTGTAATTCGCTGCCGCGGCGAGAGCGGCAGCGAATTGGACGGATTGAGTGGTTTTAGCCATGATGATGATTCCTTTCAGGTTCGAGGGTTGCGGGTTACGCCGGGCTCTGGTCGCAAAGGATCTCGATCACGCCGTCCGGATCGACGCGGGTAGCACCCCAGCCCCATTCCGTGCGGAGCTGGATGTCGTGCCGCTTGGTCGGCAGCACATCGACGAACGCGGACGGATTCTCCGCCACGCCGAAGCCCACGGCTTCGCGCACGAAGGCGTAGCAAGACCTGACGTCGGTGGCCGCGTTCAGCGGAAGGAGCTCTGGCGATACCGCCTTGATCGCGAGACCGAAGGCGGACACGACCTCTCCGGTCGTAAGGCGTTGCAGCCCGTAGTCGGAGCTCGTCATCTTCTCCTCAAGGAGCAAATCCTTGATTTGGCGATGAGTGAGGACAACGCAGCCTTGATGCTGGTTCTCCACATCCTGACCGGTCACGTTGGCGAGGCCGAATCGGGTCGAGACCTCCAGCAGCTTCGCGAAGGTCATCCCGCTATTCTGCGGCGCCCCGGAATCGACGAAGTTGACAGGGATCGTATCGCTCTCGCTGGCGAACGTGAGGATCGTTCCGCCGGTGGGTCCGCTCTGGACATCACCTCGGATGCCATCGATGAGGGTCTTGTCACGGTCGCGCTCCGCGGCGGCAAGCTGCAGGCGCATGATTTGCTCCTGTGGGCCGCCGATCGCGCCAAGCTGGATTTGCTCCCGCCGGTCGAGGATATGGGCGCAGTCGGAGAAGTGAGGGAAGAGCAAGCGGTATTCGACCGGGATGTCTTCCGGGTTGGTCTCGCCGAAGCGACCGGAGATCGCCCGGGAATTCACCTTTGGAAGACGCCGGAAGCGGATGCTCTCGCCATTGATGGTATCGACGTTGACGAATGCCTGCAAACGGCTGGCAAGCTGCTGGAACTGGATCTTCCAATCGTCGTCGTACAGAGCCGGAAATCCATCCGGGATGTTATTAGAGAAGGACATGATATGGGGTTGGTTTGAAATGCGAATGCGCCCGGCTGTTGGGGGCGCGGCTGGTCAGGCTTCGCGAGTGACCCGGAATCCGGGGTCGCCTCGGACCAGGGGTCCGGGCGCTCAAACCAAGGGCTCCGATGACGGAGGTAACCTCTGAGCTGCGGTGCCATCATGCCCGACACCGCGGCGGCGTTCTACTGCCAGCCATGAAACGGAAAAGCCCGGCCCCCTCGCAGGGGCCGGGCTCTGGCAAATGAATGTCGGGGATACTATCTCCGCGTGCGCTTTTCCCTCGCGGCATCCTGCGCGTAGAGATCCTTCACGCGGGCGGCCTTCACGGGATCGCGCTTCCAATTCGGATCCTGGCGCATGATCGCCTGCGCTTGTTGCTTGGCCGACCCGCTTCCGTTGAAGACTTCCTTGTCGATCCCCGGGATCGGAGCCTCCCGGGATGCACGGCGGGCCTCGTCCACAAGCGCCACGATGTCGGGGTGAGACAGCGCGGCCTTGAGGATCGGGTCCCCAAGGTCGAGCTTCCGGGCGGTGATGAAATCACGGTTCGCGCCAAGGAATCCCTCGTAGTCGTCACCCTTCTCCTTGCGGAAACGCTTCTCGGAGGCCGCGGCCAGTTCGTCGATCTTCGCGGCCATGCGGGTTTGGGCCTGCTGCTGCTGCTTTTGGGCAACGCCGAGGTAGAACTCGCTCGCCTCCTTCATGAACTCCGCGGGCACATGATGCTTGTGCGCGAGTTGCTGGAAAGCGGCCGCTGATTCGTCGTCCCATTCCAGACCGTCCGGCACCTTCGGGGGCTTGAACCCGTACTCTTCGGGAGCGTTCGGCGCTCCGACAAGCCGGCGGAAGTCCTGAACATCCTGATCCGCCGCGCCCTCGGTCGGCCGGGTGACCCTCTTGCCGCTGGCGTGACCGATCGCGTCATCCAGCATCCTGAAGAGCGATGCTTCGTCCTTCGCGGTCATCGCGCGGCTAGCCAGCCGCTGGAAACCGGCGTCCTCAAGGGCTTTCGACCAGCCCTCCTTGAATTTCCCCTCCGTGGCGTAGTCATCGCGGAAGAATCCCGAGGACTTGGCGGTCTGCGCTGGCGCCGGATTGGTTCCTCCGGCAGGATCGGCAAATAATCCGTTGCCGGACGGGGCCGGTGCCGGAGTCGCCGGGGCTACTGCGGGAGCGGCTGGGGCCGGCGTGGAGGGAGCGGCTGCGGGAGCCGCGGGGGTTGCTACTGCTGCTTCACTCATGGGTCAAAATGGAAGGTGTGGATTCAGGCGCGGGCATCGGTTTCACTCTTCTCCTCGGGAATCCGCGGCCCGTGCGATGTCGGCGTCACGATCGCTGCTTTCGTACGGCTCGGGAACTTGCCTCCCGGTGATATTGGTTCCCTTGCGGCCAGCGTATTTCTCGCCGGCCTTCTTCGGGTGATATTTGAACCACCAGGCGACGACCTCGGGGGTCTTGTCACCGGCTGTCGGGTCTTCCGGCGGACAGGGGGGAATGTCTCCGGAGGAAGGATTGCCGATCGGCTGCCTCGCCATCTCGACACGAGCATGTGCACCTGCAAGTGCTTGAGCCGTCTGGCGTCCCCTGTCGGGTAGAGGCTGCTCGGGAGGGGACTCATGGCCTTCCGATCGAAGGAAAGCCTCCACGGCTTCCCTGTGCTCGGCCTGCCCTTTCGCCATGCGGAGTTCGCCGTTCTTGTCGATCACCGCCACTTTGTGCGGGGCGATGAGCGCCGGATCGGACGAAAACAGGATGTCATTCTTAGCGCGGGAGTAGTTCATTGGATCTCAGGTTCGGATTAGAGGGGGAAAGTGATTTGAGTCTCACCCCCTTGCTTCAGGCATTGGATGATGAAGAGCGGAATCCGGGTTTCGCCCTCGCGGATCGCTGCCTTGATCGGGTCGCTATCCGGTCCGAAGCGGGATCCCAGCACGCCCGCCTTGCGCATGAGCAACTCCAGGACGTGCTTTCCCTCCGGGGACGAGAAGTGCTTCGCGATGGCATTCATCTCGGCGACGGTCTCCGCCTTCCTCTCCTGGGCGACGGCTGCAGCGGCAGCCTGCTTGCTCCTCACGCTCTTCATACGGCTTGCTGGAATTGCTGGATCGCGCCCGGCGGCATCTCGGCGACGTTCTTAGCAACCTCGCTGCCGGTCTTGGCATTCTCGAGCTGCGCCCGCTCCTGCATCGCCTGAGCTTGAGCCGCCTCCTTGGCCTGCATCTCCTTCACCGAGGCAATCCACTTCTCCGGCTGCCCGCTATTGCGGAGCAAATCGCGAATCAGCTTCTCCGGGCGGTACGCGTTGAAGATTGTTCGGCTGAGTTCAGGGAAAGCCTGTAGGACCGGCAGCATCAGGGAGAAGAATTCGACCAACGCGCCGTTTTCCTTGGCTTGCATCGCCAGGGCGACCTTGTTCGCGTAACGAACCCTGCCGCCTTTCCCCAAGTTCACCACGGACAGCGGTGGTTCAGGGAATTTCCCGGCCCGGAAAAGGATGGAGAAGACGCGAGCCAGAATCACATCGACCATCTCGTTCATGATCCGCCCATAGACGGGCGAGAACTGGGTGAGCTTCTCCCGGGCAATCAGCGAGGCTTCGGTGGCCGTGAGCGGGCTTCGCTCCTGCGAGCGCAGCGAGAACAGCTTGAAGAGATCGACATGGAACGCATCTTGGATCGCCTTCTTCTTGTCGGAGATCCGGTCCTTGAGGATGTCGTATCGGCCGCGGTCGTGGAGTTGCTTCACGTCCGAACCCGTCTCCCCCGTAAGATAGGTAATCTCTAGCGCGCCTTGGGCGACTTCGCCCTCCAGATCCGGAGTTGCCACCAGGGGCGGGAACACTTCCTTCTCGGTGCCGAGATCGGCCAGTTCGTTGAGAAAGGAAAGCTGCATGCTGTCCCCAACCGCCAGGGAGCCGGGACCGAAGCCGTAGGGGCACTTCCCATACTTGGCGTAGCGGTGGACAGCGAAAGGGAACTCGTGGGCTCCCCCGTTCCGCACGACTTTCAGACCATCGACGCAAACCACGATGTCGAGCCAGGGCAGTTTCTCGCTCTCCGGAGCGTCGGGATCCGGCTTTCCGCGCCGCTTGGTCACCAGGTGGACGAACTCGAAGGTTTCCGCCATCCCCTCGGGCTTGCCGACCTTGCGGGCGATTTTACCCGGAAGAACATCCTGGCCAAATTCCTCGGCGGCTTGATCGGCGGTGAGACAGATTTCCCGGACGTGGGTGTTCACGCGCCCCTTGGAATCCTCGGCGATGTAATAGGAGCCGATCGGCTGGTTCAGGAAGCAAAGTTCCCCTTGGTCGTCGAGCTCCCCGCAGTAAAGCGAGCAGGTTCCGAAGACCCCGCTGGCGAAGAGGGACTCTTGGGCCTCTTCGTAGAAATTGGACGGCTCGATATACGAGGTGAGCGCGATTTCGCTGCACTCACGAAACCATTTGATGGCTTCATCATCCGCCTTGAGTTCGTCCGGAGGCGCGTACTCGAACCATTGCTCTTCCCGCGGGATAATGAGGGAGCATAGGCCGTTGTTGAAAATTTGGGCCGCCTGCCTGGGCGTGCTGTCGAACATCTGCTCCGCACTGATGACGTCCGCCGCCATGCTGGTGATTTGGCGGAAGGGCGTGTAAATCTCCGCCAGTTCATTGAGATGAGACTCGACCGGCGCGCGGAGAGTCCTGAGCTGGTCGCGGATCTTGATGACTTCCCTTGCGGTCATCCGGCGTTGCCGAGGTAGGGGTTGCCGGGTGCAGGAGTAGCAGAAGTGGCACCGGTTTCCCCGGCGAGGTAGGAGGAGCCGGTAGAGCGCCGGCGCTTTCTCAAATCCTCTTCAAGTCGGTCTGCCCCTTCCGCCGCATCGTTAGCCCGCGGGGCGGGCGGCGGCGGGGGATTGGTCGGCATTACTGCATCCGGGCTGTCCATCGGCGGCCACAGTCGCACGGCTCGCGGTGGCCGTTCTACTGCCAGCCGCGAGTCGGCATGCCTCGGTCCACTGGATGCGCCTCAGTCGCCCGCGCCGGTGATAAGAGATCCACGGAAGGAACGGCAGGAGGCGGGGAAGCGAGGAGACGTCGCCCGCAGCAAGGCCGATGTGCCAGCAATCGGGATCGGTGGATACAAGGAGCGGGTCGTTCAGTTCCGCAGTGCTCCAGTCGGTGCCCACCGGCCGCACCAGGGCGAAGAGGTCCGGCGTGATGAACACCATTCCACTCTGGGCATGGGCTTCGACGAAGCGGGAGAACGGCCACCGGGTACCGGAAGCGAGCCACAATTCCGCCGCTCTGGCGAACGGAGTCATTGTCGTCTGTAGCGCCCGGCTCGCGCTTTTGCCTGCCGCTGCTGGGGGGGCCGGTGGTCTCGCAGAATGCTATCCATTTCCTTGATCATTCCATTCAGCATGGCTTCCGCCATCATGCGGGCGGTGTCCACGTCGTGGCAGAACCATCCTTGAACCACGGTATCGGTGATGTGCCCGTCCACGGTGCTCTTCTTCGTGTGGTACTGTTCCAGGGCCTCCACCATCCGCGCGCAACGTTCCGCGTGGAACTCGACGCTCGGCAGAAGTTCCATGAGCTTGTTGATACCCGGCCAGATGCCGCGGCACCGGGGTAGGATGCGAATTCCTTCGAGCCCGGCCTCTTTTAGCTGCTCTTGGACGTTCTTACCGCTGAACTCCTCCGCGGCGGCATCGTGGGGCAGGAAGTGCCCGCCGTAGGGGTAGCCCTTCGCCCTCATGTGTGCCACACGCTCGGCTGGCGTCATTTGGATACTCCCGTCGTCGTGGTCGATACACAGGAGGCGGCGCCCGATGAATTGCCAGTAGCTCACGCGGGTATTGCGCATGCTGCCGATGTCCCAAAACGTGTAAACGAGCCGCTCCCGCGACCACGGGAACCTGTAAATCCGCCCCTCCGCGCGAGCCTCGTCGATTCGGCGAGCGAAGATCGCGCCCTCTACCGGTGCCGCGAAGGCTTCATCGAGGGTGCTCGGAAACTCGCGGGACATGAAAATGCCCTGCTCGATCTTCTTCGCCGCCCACCACTTCTTTTGCTCCGGGCTGAACTTCTTTCCGCCAAGCCTCCCCGCCAGGTCGAGGAAGTAATCCTCCACCTCCGGCGTCACCTGACCATCGATCCGGACCGCCTCGGGGTCATCGTGCCAGGGGAAGAAGTAAATCACCCCCTCCGCGTTGGGGTCTTTTTCGAGGATGGGTTTGATCATGTCCCACAGGTCGCCGCCCTTCCCGCCCTTCCAGGTGGTTTCCACGACGCGCCGCCCGAGCCGTGCCGCCGGGAAGGCCCCGGAGCGGATCTCGTTTGACCGGCGGGCATCCTCGGCCGCGATAGGCCCCCACTCGGAAACGTGCAGCATCGAGCAGTCGCCGCCGCGGTGGCCGGTCAGTGCGAAGATCACGCTGTCCAGCCGCTCTTCCTCGCTACCGACCCGGATTCTCAACTCCGAATCGTTCCGCTTGTCGAAGCGGATTTGCCGATGAATGGCGGGATCCACGGAATCCACGGCGAAGCGGATGATCTCGACCATCTTCTTTGTCGCGTCCTCCTGCTTCTGGTCGATCAAAACCCCGCGCCAGCCGGATTCGAAGATCGCCCGGTCCGCCTGAAAAGTGCAAATGCCGGTGGAAAGCCCCAGCCGCCGGGACTTGATGATGTAGGCGGGCACCGCCGGCTTATCGATAAGATGGCGGAAGATCACCTCTTGTTCGGGCCGCGGAGTGAAGGGGATGCCGATGCCTTTCCCCTCCTGGCGGCACTCATAGAGGTTCCGTAGCCTCCAAATCGGGTCTGATAGCTCAGTTTCCATTTCCACGGCTCCGGATTCGTTGCATCACGAAAGCCAACTCTTCGGTTACCCCGTGCTCCACTCCTAGCTTGTCTCCGTATTGCTTGGGGGCCCACTTAGCAAGGAGCTTCAGGCGGGTCTCGACCTGAAGTCGTGCCCTCGCGATCGCCACTTCACTGGTAATCACTCCCTTCTTGGACATTACCCAATCGTGGCGCTCGTCATCGGCGATTGTGAGGCACTGCGCGGCAAGAGCATCGAATCCCTCCTCACGCGCGCGTGCGAAGGCGGCGGAAAACTCCGGCACTGCTCTTTTCCAATCACTGACGGTGCGAACGGCAGGCATCCCTTCCCGCCGACAAATCTCGGCCAGGGGAATCCCTTCCGAGAGAGATTCGCAAATCTTGTCGGCGGTCGCCGGGCTAAAGGTCGATGGCCGCCCTTGCGTTGCTTTCTGCTTCTTCATGATTCGAGGGTGAAGTTTTGGGCCGGGGGCGGCTTCACCCCCATGAGTATCGCGACTTTCAAAGCGCCCTCGTCGGTGAGTTTGCAAACCGAGCGTTTCCCGCGGGTTCCGCCGGCGGGTCTCGTCTTCACGAGTTGGATCCAGCCTTGCTTGTGAATCGCATCGTAGGCCCGCCAGAACGTGCGATCGGGGATCTCCGACTCCTTCCGCAGTTCGTGAGGGCGACGCTCCGCCTTGCCTATCAGCAAAAGCAAGATGGCTTCGTCATCGCGGAGCAGGGCGTTCCGCTTGTTGCGCAACAACTGGGCGGGGCTCACGGCTTTATGGTCTCACGTTTTGGATAACCTCACAAGCCAGGGTGCTCCTATCTCTTCCGGATATTTTAATCATTGGTGTCAAGCTTCTTGATTTGATTCACATAGCGAACACTGACGATGGAGGCGCGAACCCCCTCGCTTTGGTGAAGGCGGCAATGGCGGTCTCCCGATCAACCAGATCGGGGAATTTCATCCGGTAGTGGTCTCCCGGGAATTGCTCCTCCGGCATATCGCCTCGCGCGAACCACCAGCATTTGGCGAGTTCGTTCGGTGGTGGAGTAAGCAATACCGAGGACTCCCCGTCCGCGAGCGCGGCTTTGACCCGTTCGGCGAGGCATGGGCGCTCGTGCATCCAGTGCGCCTGACACATGCCGTCGTCGTCATAGACGCATTTGGAGTCGCAGCCGTTCGCGTCGCCAAGCTCTCGGAGCAGCCCCCTCAGCCTCTCGACCTCGGCACGGAGCGCGGCGGTCTCGCGTTCGAGGGTGGCCATTGCCTTCCACATCCCTACCTCCCCGCCGTGCTCAAGCGGGGTGCCGTGCTCGTCGGTCTCGATGAAGTCAGAGTGGTGATCGGTGAACCAGGTAAGCGGGATTCCGGTTGGAACCCACCGGCCATCTTGCTTGGCCTGAGTTTCCCATTTAGGGAGGCAGCGCCACATCGCGGAATTGCCTGCAACGAAATACCGCACCTTCGCGGCCTCTTCTTGGTCTTTCATCGGGTCATTGTTCATCGGGGGTCGGGGTGTCGCAGGCTTTGGCGAGCGCGGCATCTATGAGTTCAAATCCGCATTTACGGCAGATGGTAAGCGTTCCATTTGGCGTGGTGCCGCCACACTTCTCGCACGTCCCACAGGATCGGATGAAGTGTGGTCCAATCATATTCTTGGCGGCCCTCAGAGCCGCGAGCAGGGCGGCGTTCTCCCGCTTGAGCCTGCGGTTTTCCGTGCGCTCCTCTGCAAACGTGCGGCTCATGCTTACCAAGCCACGTTCCAGTTGCTCACGGGACATGGCGGCCACTCTCGGGCGGTCATCGAGGTCATGGTCGATTGGTCTGTTCATCATTCGTGCGCCTCCTGCGCGGGGTTCGTGTTCGGTTTTCATAGTCGGTTAGATTCTGTTATTCGTGCTTCCACCACCCGGAAAAGCCTGTCGGGTGGATGATCGGAGCTCGTAGGTTCATGAGCTCGGCGATCTTCTCCGGCCTGTGCCGGTAGGCCCTCCGTATCTTCTGGAAGGCGCTTTGCTCGATGAGGCTGATGGCCTGCTTCGTGCAGCCCGCGAAGGCGGCGATCTCGGCGAGGGTCCGGCATTGGCCGGGAGCGGTCAGGGCCCCGCAAATGGCGATGCCAAGGTCCATGTCGCGGCGCTTGTTCGTGGCGTAGCCGATGCGCTTCGGTGGCTTCGGAACGCCTAGCAGCCTCGCGCAGTTGCCTGCCCATTTGCGGTGCGTCATCGCTTCGCCCTCCGGTAGCTGGCCCAGGTGAATTCGATCCGCTTCCCGTTTTCGTGGACCCGATCGACGATCGACGGCCCCAGCGATGCCCCGAGTTGGGCTTCATCCAGGTTCGCGATGATGATCGTCGGCCGCAGTGCGCCGTACCGCGCATCGATCAGATGGGTGAGCAGGCGGTCCTCGAAGGGCGTGTCCCCGCGCTCCTGCAGCTCGTCGAGGACCAACAACCCGCATTCCGTGAGCTGGTCGATCACGTCCCGTTCGGTCCCCGGGCTGTCCTTCTTGTAGGTCGCCCGGATGTCGAGGAAGAAGCGCATGGCCGTGCGGTAGAGGGCCGACTTCCGCGGCTCGGCATTTCCCTCAAGCTTCTTCCCGCGGGTCTGGTCGCAGGGAAAACGGCCGGCGCGGGCGATCTCTGCCGCCATCCGGGTTTTCCCGGGGCCCCGCTTGCCGTGCATCAGGATGATGCCGCCGCTCTCGATCACCGGGAGCGCCAAGGCGAAGCTTGCCAGCCACTCGCCGCCCGTCGGCTCCCCGAGGTCCTGGGTGAACTTCTCCGGCCATCCCTTGCTCACGTGGAGCGGATGCACGGCCTTCGGTGGGCGGGGAGCTTCCTCGATCGAGAGCTCACCTTGCTCGTGCTCGTCGGGGATTGCTTCGATGAATTGATCCAGGACCGAGAAAACGAGGCCATCCGTCTTCGGCGCGTTCGTGTCCCGCGGCGGCATGTGCTGCTGCGCTACCTTCACGAGCGCCGCCATGTCATCGACCAGTTTTGTTTGTCCTTCCGTGCTCATAGTCCTTCAAGGCTGGTGCTGTCTCCGAGGTTGCTTTCGGGGCGCGAGCCCGCCTTACGCTTGGCCGCCCGCTCCTTTACCCAATCCACGGCGGTGGCCATGTCGGATTGCCAGGAGGTGATCTTGCGCGCGGATCCTGCTGCCGAGCTGATCGTCCATCCCGCCTTCTTCCTCGTGTGCCACCAGAATTCCGCCTCCTCAGGCGTCAGCCGTACCATCGGTGCGTAGCTCTTAGCCTGTTCCAAGGTACAGAGATCCTTATCCTTATCCGTGTCCTTATCCTTTTCTTTTTCCTTAAGGCTACCTAGGTAGCCTTTATCACCCGCCCGAAAGGCTTCGATAGGCTTCCCGGTGGCCTTTGAAATCCTTTGAGCGACTGCCTTCCAGTCGAGTCCTGCGGCACGGCAAAACTCTTCGGCTGAGAAATCCCACTTCCTGATGTTAGCCTCCTTCGAGGCGACGACCAGATTGTCAAGGGTCGCGGTGCCTCCCTTGGATCTAGGGTGGACGTGATCGATCGCTATTTCGTCATCCTGAAGTTCGCGGTCGAAGTAGATGCAACGCTTACCGTCGCGCTCTATCACCTTCCTGCGAATATTGTCGTCCGCGAGTTCACGGAAGGCTTCGTTTTGAGCGACCTCATCACCTGTCATGCCATGTCTCGCCAGAGCCGCGAAAACCGGAGCATGCGGCTTACAGGCGCGCGAGAGTTTGCCGTATTGGAATTGCACAAACTTCACCACGTGGAATTTCCCGGAGGGAAGCGCCACCACCCTTGTGCCGAAATCGGAGAGCATAGCTTCATCCACATTCTCGCCTATCTGAAATGACGCCAGATCCCAATCGGGTTCGATCACTCCCGCGGCATCACACTTATCACATATCCATTGCCAAAGTAGTTTCTGTGTGGGCCCCAGCTTGCGGTACCACGTATCTTCCCACTTCTGGGTTTCGGTGAATCTTTTCATGAAAGGGTTGGCGTAGCACCAAATAGGCTATTGTGGTCAAGGCTGGTGTTTTGCTCGTCTAGGAAAGGGCTAGGCCGGGGGTGACGTTGGTGCGGCGGCGGGCGATCTCCGCGTAAGAGGGGTTCAGCTCGAGGAGCACGCTGCGGAATCCTTCCAAGATGGCAGCTTTGCCGGTGCTTCCGGAACCAGCGAACGGGTCGAGGATCAGTCCGTCTGGCGGGGTGACCAAGCGGCAGAGGTACCGCATCAGTTCCGTGGGCTTCACGGTTGGATGGGAATTCGTCGCGGCTCGGTTGGTACCAGCAGCCTGAAATGATCCGGGGTTTTTGGTCCCGTTGCTCCAGAGGATCGGGAGCTCAGGCAGCGCTTCCGTGCCGAAGTTCCGATCTGCCCTCGAAGCTTTCGCGCAATAGAAGAAGCGCGCCGCCCCGCCTTTGTCTCCCCGGTAGGTGGCAGTCGAATCCACCCGCTTCTTCATTCCCGAAAATTTCACTGGTCCGCTAAACCCGTTAGCCATGGGCTCGGACCCTTTAACTGGAGCAGCCGCCCCAGCCTTTTCCGGGAAGATTTGAACCACTTCCTCGCTCCCGTCGTGGATGATGTTGGCGGGCCACCGACCGAGCCCAGCCTCGCGATCCACCGCCTTGAACCCCCATTGTCCTTCCGTAGCGCCTGTATCCAGAGCCTTGCCGGAATGGATTACCCCGCCCTGCAGCGGATCATCGATCGGCAGAGGAACACGGCACCCGTCGATATTCAAAGCACCGACACCATGCTGGGCCACGTTTTCCGCCGTCGTCCCCCGGAATGGCTTCCGAGCGACAATGATCGGTTCCATCGCAGGCTTGAGCGCCGTTCCCCATCCCTTCCACTTTCCGGTCAGGTTCTTCGATTTTGGGAAACCGCTGCCGTAGATCCATGCAATCGTATCGCGTATCTCAAACCCTGCGTCCTCGATCGCACATGCAATCCGATGAGCCGTCCTGGTGCTGCTGAAGGCAAGAAGGTGTCCGCCGGGCTTGAGCAGGCGAAAGCACTCCGCCCATGTCCCGACGTTGAATGAGACTCCGGAGCGGTCCCATTTCTTCCCCATGAAGCCGAGCTCGTAGGGCGGATCCGTGATAACGCTGTCGAAAGATTCGGCCTCAAAAGTAGGCATCAGCTCGAGGCAGTCGCCCACGTGGATGGTGCAAGTCGGGGTCATAGGGCAGCGTCAGACGGTCAGGGTGTCCATGTAGGCGGCGATGAATTCCGCGGCGACCTGCGGGACGATGGCATTGCCGTAACCGCGCAATCGTCCCATGCGGGCGGGAACCCCATGAGCCAGCGGGAATGTGCCGGGTTCAACGCGCCGGGCTTTTCCGTCCCGACAGGGGATGAGGTCGAAGGCTGACCAATGGCCAAGGTTGCCTCGCAATTCAGTGGTAGGCTGTTCCTGCGGAACTGCGACGGCCCCGCTTTGTTCGCAGCATCCTGGCAAGTTGGAGTCGCCCATCCCGCGAGAATCCCCGCCACACTCTGTGGAGTCTGGCGGGCCCGCCTGCCTCCGTGAGTTGTCCCACGATTCTCGCTCATATTGGGTGCGTCCGTCGCTGTTGGCGTGGGCCAGCCCGCAAGAAGAGCGATCGAGTTCAGGCTTACCGTCGCTTTGCTCCCATCCGGTCGGCGTCCGGTGGGACTCGCGTCCTTTCCTGCCTGAGAACCCGTCGCGTTTCCAACCGTTGGGGTCGGCCACCCAGTAGAGGCGCTGGCGGATGTGCGGGGCGTTGACGCCCGCAGCGCACAAATCGGCGGCCCCGACTGCATATCCCAAGCCTTCCAGGTCAGCGCGTACTCCATCGAGCCAGTGGCGGCCAGCCTTGCTCGCAACCTGCTCTCCAAACGTGACTGTAAGGTCGCCGAACGTGATGATGTCGCGGAAGACCGGCCAGAGGTGGCGGGCGTCTTTCGTGCCGAGGCCCTTGCCCGCCGCGCTGAAGGGCTGGCAGGGGCAAGATCCGGTGCGGACGGGGCGGTCTGTCGGCCATCCTGCAAGCTGGAGAGCGAGGGACCATCCGCCGATGCCGGCGAAGAAGTGCTGCTGAGTGTATCGGGCGATTTCATGGGGTCGGATGTCCACAATCGAGCGCTCGTCCACGTCGCCGGGCGGAATGTGGCCTTGCGCGATGAGCTCGCGGAGCCAGGCCGCGGCCTTGGGATCGTGCTCGTTGTAGTAGTTCACAGCGGCATCGCGGCTTGGGTTTCGGTTGCCGGGGGGATGTTGAGAACGGCGCGGCGCAAGTGCTCGGCGATCAGGCAGGCGTCGACCATACCGTCGTGAGCGACCTTCGAGCGGCTCGTCGCAAGGAAATCGCGGGCGGGCCATAGCTCCCGTGCCGCCTTCATCGCCGCCGCCTTGGTGTCGAACTTGGGAGGCTTCGGCTGGCCCTTCTTTGCCCGCGGCGGAGCCGGCCAGAACGTACGCTGCCAGTCCCATGCCGTTAGGGGCCACAGCGTCCCCGGGCGGCGGCATTCAATTACCGTCCGGCATGTGGCGAAGCTATCCGCCATCGACTGCACGGCGTTCACGTCCTGAGATCCCGCCGGGCGCTCTAGCGCGATGAACAGGGCCGCGGGGTAGGTCCCGATGATCGAGGAGAAAACCCGGGCATCGACAATGTTGGCTGCCGCCCCCTTGCCCCGCGGCCCGGTGGCCCTGGGCATGGTGTAGGTCGCCACGATACCGCCGCTCTCGTCGAGAACCGCGATCCCGCCATTGAGGCCATTGTCGATCCCGATGAACATTGCTTCAGGCGTTGGCGAACATGTCTCCCGCACCCACAGCCGCAGTGGCGTTCAGCGCCGCCTTGGCCTCGTCGAAGTCGAGAAGCGTCTGGCTGCGCTCGCCATCGGCGTAGCGTTCGCACTCGCGGATGGCGGCTTTCACTAGCTCGGCTTGCTCGGGCTTGATGTAGACCTCTCCGCTCTCGTCGCCCTGAGGAGGGTCGATCTTGAACTTCGGAGTAAAGAGCGGATGCGGTTGTCCCCCGATGGTGTCGAGGCTCATCTCGTACCAAAGCTGGACGGTGCGCGTCCCCTCTTTCGTGTAGGTCACGCCGATCTTCCGGACCACCATGTCAGCGAAGAACTTCTTCTGATGGTTGTTGATCTCGCAAACCATCGGTCGGAGCGCCGCCAGCGCCGAATCGAGTTCGGGCAGAGGAGCCTCATGGCAGATGCGGCGCTCCTCTTCCTCCGGGGCGGAGGGATTCTCGCTGCCGGGATTGATCGTCCGCGAAAAGATGATGCTTTTGCGGCCGCGCTTCAGAAATTTCAGTTCCATATATGTATTCGTTTCGTGGTTGGCTTACTTCAGGCAGTGGGGGGAGAAGCGGAGGCGGTGAATTCCGCGGTGGTGGTCCTCGCGGGCTTGGATCTTGCGGAGGCGCTGCTCTTCCATCTTCTGCTGGTGCAGCTTGTGGCGGAGCTGGAGCTCGGTGAGTTCGGTTTCGATGTCGCGGTCCATGATGGTTGGTCTTTTCACCCCGAAGCCCCGCAGCTTTCGGTGCGGGGCCGGGGAGATGGGAGGGAAGCCACTACCGCGGGAACTCCCGCACGCGGAGGTCTTCGGGAAAGTCTCCAAGGTCACCGAGGTGCTTTCGGGTCCCCCCGAGTTGCTTCATGAAGAAGGGCACGCCCGAGAGGAAGCAGGCGGCATAGAGTCGCCGCGCCCACTCAAGCTGCATTGGTCGCGCCTTCGGGCCGGATTCGCCGCCGCAAATCACCCAATCAATGCACTCCGGCATCGCCATGCGGTCGCGCAGCATCGACAGGTTCAGCGGCCCGAGCAGCGGTTCACAGGAGAGGAAGCGAACCGCGGCAGGAATCGCGTCGAGTTCGGGGATCCGGCTCTCCGCTTGATCCTGATTCTCGACGGTGGTGCCGATCCAGATGTTTGGAGGAAAGACACCTCGCGCCCACCACTCCGCGAGTTCGCACGACGATTGCCAGCCCTCTGCCACAGCCTCGATCCGTGCGGCGAAGTTCTGCGGCCGCTTTGTGAGAAGCAGCCAATCAAGATTCGGCGTCTCCTTGATGAGCACCAGCAGATCCTTCAGCCACTCGATCGGCACCTCGTCATCCAGCCAGTCCGCGAGAGAGGCGCAGAATACTCGAGGCCTCTGCGGCTCCGGGGTTTGGATCACGCTTCCACGTGAAAGCAGATCGTCGCGCTCCCATGTCCATTGCTGGTGCACATGGGCGAAGGCATCGTTCCACCTTCGAGGCTGCTTCCAGTTCGCTTCCGAGGTGCGGCGGCGAGCCTGACCCGCCCCCCACTTCACGATACCGGACCGCTTGGCCCAGCCCTCGGCGTAGCAGTTCGCGCAGCCTGGGGACACTTTCGTGCAGCCGGTCCACGGGTTGAAGGTGTGGTCGGTCCACTGGATCTTGGAGTTCTCGCTCACGCCGCCCTCCCTTCCCGGTGGATGGAAGCAAGGTGCATGCTCTTCAGCTCGCTGAACGCCGTCCAGTAGTCCTCCGACAGCCGCAGGAGACCATCGAGCACCCGATCCGTGGTCTCGTCCCACTTGAAGACCTCCAGCATATCAGGAAGGTCCGGGCAGTAGCCAAAGAGGTGCCACTCGCGGATGCCGGTGGAGGCCATGCTCGCGTGAACCTGCATCGCGTGCTCTTCCCGGAAGCCTCCCCGGCGGAGAAAGCGGATGTGCGTCCGCGGGATGTGGCTCTTCAGCTCCAGCCCGTTAGCGAACATCGCAGGATCCGCGTCCTCCGGTAGTTCCTTGATTGGCAACGTGAGCGCCAATCCGTCGGGGGAGCATCCGAAGTCGTTGCTGTCATGGGCCACGAAACCGACCGTTTTGACCGACAGGCGCGTCCGGTTCTCGTAGAAGATGCGAGCGTCCTGCTCCAGTGCCTTGCCTCGCTTGGTCGCCCAGGTATCCCATTCGGGCTCTTCATCCTCTGCGATGTTCCCGAGGCGGGTCTCGATAGCGCCCTCCCACGCATCGTTCCTGCGGCCGGTGTAGGTGAGATGAGCAAGATAGATCTCATTCGGGAGCGACTCGATCAGCGCGGGACGAAGCGCCTTCTTGTCGAAGTCGATTCCTTGCGCGGTGAGATGGCTGCGGATCTCCTCGACGGTGAGAGTTAGCTTCGGTTCCTCGATCAGCCAATCCCCCAAGGTGGAGGCGGTGAAATACTTCACGCGAAGCTGCTTCCACTCCTCGCTGCCTTGCTCGATATGGGGGAAAATCTTCATTAGAATTCGTCCTCTCCGATGAATTCAGGTTCCGATGATGGAGCGGGCTCCTGCGGCTCCGGCTGAAGCTCGATCGTCTCCGGCGGCTCGCTTTTCTCGGCGAATGCCGCGGAGTAGCCCCCACCGCCAGCTTGGCGCATTGTGTTCACCGCAAGGCGGTCGTCATCGTCGTGCTCGAGTGCCGTTCGGATCTCGGGTGACAGGGAGAGCCACTTCGAAGCCCGCTTGAAGACGGTCTTCTTCGCCATCTCGTCGAAGTCGGTCAGCCACGGGTGAGATTTCCGGTATTGGATCGCCGACTTGTAGCCCTGGCTCCGCTCCATGATCTCCTTCACCTCGTGGAGGGACATCACCTCGCTCTTCTCTGCCCCGTCCTTGAAGGTGATCAGCACGTAGTAGGCGTACGCCTCACCCCGGTCCTCCTTGTAGTTGATCCGGTGCTTGATGATTTTTCCGCGGGCGACTTCGAACTCGTCCGCATCGCACACTTTGTCGGCGTGGATGCTGGAGACCAGACCGGAGCGCATCACGAGTTCGGCGACGCCCTTGTAGTCCACCACCAACGTGCATTCCTTGCCAAAGGGGATCAGGTGAGCGCGCCGCCCGTCCGGCTCAAGGCCCATTGCCGAAAGGTCCAGGAGGCAGCGGAAGAAGCTCTCGCGGGTGCAGTCAAGGAGCTTCGGTGTGCGGGTCAGGGCGGTAATCGCCACCCGACAGAAGCGCTCGGAGGTCATGTGCCGCGGAAGTGCGGCGGCGAATTGCGCTTGCCCGGCGGGCGACGCCAGTAGCGTCTTCAGATTGCCCGGCTGTGATGCCAGTTCGGCGGCGGTAAGCGTCCCCTTGGGCGCTTCTTTCTTCGCAAGTTCGTTGCTCATATCAGATGCGGTTCGTGGTTTCGGGAAGGTCTGCCGCCAGCATCGCGAGGAGCTGGCCGGCGAGGGAAATGCGTCGGGTAAGAGGGGCATCGGGCATCGCGCGGCCCACAGCCGCCTCCATGCTCGGCACGCGCTGCAGGTGGCCTCCGCGGTCCTCCAGCGAGAGGAAGACCTCCCCCTCGTGGATCTCGGCCTTCACGCGCTCGGACGTGCCTTCAATCGTAAGAGTCGTGCTCATGTCAGTTGTCGTGATCCCGCTCGCGCGGGCGCTCGATGCGGCCTTGCAGTTCGATGATCAGGTCGCGGGCGATGTCCTCGAACTCGTCCGGTGCCAGCCCGTTCTGCAGGTCGTCGAGCTGCTCGATGATCAGTGCGGTGGTGGCGCTCATGGTTCAGGTGATTTGTGCCAGGGCATCCGCCCGGGCGGATTGCAGGAGGTGCCACGATTCGGCGGAGCCCCCGGCGTCCGGGTGGCACTGCTTCGCCAGGGAGCGGAAAGCCTTCTCGATCGCTTCCGAGCTGCTGCGCGGGGCGATGCCCAGCACCTTCCACGCATCGGCTCCGGTGCCCTCTCCGGGCGCGGGCAGCGCTTCAAAGCCGGTGAAGGCGCGATCGAGCATCTCCTTGGAACCCCACCGCTCGATGCCGCGCATGGCCTCGATGGTCTTCGCGATGGCCCGCATGTTCTTCCAAGTGCGGTCGTACTTGTCGCAGGCGAAACAGACCTGCTTGCCGTTGCGGTCGAAGTAAACCGCGATGCCCGGATCCGCAGGTTCGGAAGCTCCGGCCCGGGGCATTCCGTCGTTCCGGAGCGGCAGGTTGGAGGAGATGATGATGGAATCCCGACGGGTCCATCCGCGGCTCACGCCGAGAAGCCGGTCGATCTCCGCGATCATCTCTTCGCGGACCATCGCGGGGCTGCCTTTGAAGGTGCCGCGCTCGCGAGCCATGAATGGGGTGCGCGGCTGTCCAAGGGGCCAACAGAGCGGATATGCGGAGTAGTCGGACATGGAGAGTTAGATTTTCGGATGAACCTTCCGCCACACGGCATCCACCGAGCGCGGGTTGTAGTCCTCGGGCGCGCGCATCGCATCGAAGGCGAAGATCGCCGCGAGGAAGGTCATGAAGGCGAAGCAGCACCCGGAGGCGATCGCCCAGCCGCCGAGGTCCTTCTGGCAGGCGAGCCAGATGGTCAGCGCGAGGAAGAACGTTGCACCGGCGATTGCAAAGGTGGTGGGGCTCATGGGTTTGAGGACGCGAAGGGTTAGGGAGAGGAAGATCATCGGGAGGGAATCAGGTCTTTGCCGCGGCGCTTGGCCGAACGGCGTTGCTGCTCTGCTTGAAGGTCGCGGAGTCGCCGGTTCTCCCACTCCTGCCGGTAGCAGCGGCCGAGCTGGGCGATCGCTCCGGCGAGCGCTTCGTCGGAAAGGCCGTGAATGAGCGGGTTCGGTTTCATCAGCGGGAAAATGTACCCGGGGCGCTGTGGTCGGGGGGATGGGTGCCACGCGCCCCGGGGAGCCGGGGGAAAATACTAGAAAGCTAGGAGGCGGCTCTCGGGCGCTTCACGTGCTTCACTTTGCGCCTCGCGATAACCGCCTCGATGTCCTTCGCCGCGTAGCGAATGACCCGGCCGTTCCCGAGGATGTCGATCTTGTCGAGATCGAGGTCGGAAAGGCTCTTCGGCGTGAGGTCGAGAATCCCGCAAACCTGAGAAGGGGTGAAGACCCCCACCCGGGCGGAGAGTTCCTTGATGAGCGCCTTCACAACCTCTTCCCGGATCTCGTCGATGTCGCCGTCCGCGTCTTCGATGATGATTCTCATGGTGATTGGAGTGCCTGCCGCCCGTGTCCCGGGTGATGAATGACCGCAAAGGCGGACGGCAGGCGGAGAGGGTTAGCCGTTGGAGGATGTCGTGTCGGCGATGGCGGGCGGGGAGAAGGTGAGCGCTCCGGCCTCCATTTTCTGGATGCCGTAAACAATCAGCATCCGGCCAAGCTCGGTTTTGCTGACTTGGATCCTCTCCGCTTGCTTCTCCACCCGAGGGAGGTTGTTACCAAGGGGGACGTTGAGGTTGCCTTTAGGATTGGATTTCATCGGTAGAGTGAAATTTCACTGCCGAAGTGAAAAACCCTTTCGGTTTGACTGGCAAGTGAAATTTCACCAAAGATTCACCGCGATGACAGTAACGCCTCCACTAATCGAGCGGGTCCTAGACGCGATGAAAGCAAAAGGCCTTAAAAAGAAGGACCTTGCGAAAGCCGTTAAACTCGGATCCTCCTGGGTAACAAAATTTCTTTCCGGAGGTCTGAACGAGCTTCACGAAGATCATGCAAAAGCGATTCGCGAGCTGCTGGAGATCGAGCTTCTTGATCCGGTGGAGAAAGATGCAGCCTCGCAATTTTCTCTTCAAGCGCACCAGATGGCTACTCTTATGGACAAAGATCCTATTGTAGCCGACATCGGCAAAGGTCTTTTAAAACTAGCGGAGCAGCGGTTTAACAAGGCAGTGAGGAGATCACACATACCTGTCCTGCACCCCAAGGAATTGATAAAAGTTGGAGCCGAGATTTCTGTCATCGCCCATCGCTACGACCAATTCCAAGACCCGCACTATGCCAAGATCGCATTGGAGACTATCGAGTATCTTCGGGCCTTTCTGAGAAAACGGGAGGAGGTCGCAGAAAAGAAGGCCGCGAAGAAGGCGGCATTCTGATCACTCTCCGTCGCGCGATACTTTCCGCTCCTGGCTCAGGTAGGTGTAGAGCTTGCCTAAATAAAAGCTCTCACGATCGAACTTTGATTTATCCCGAACAAGTTCCCATGCTATCTGTGATACCCGACCAACTAGCTTGATTTCCGATTCTTCCCATTTATCGAGAGCGGCAAGTGCATCAGCCTTCGCGGTTTGATCGATAGCAAATTTCATGAGATTCTTGGGCGTATCGGGGTACCCAAATCCTTCACGTGCACTTGGCGAGAAAAGCATCCAAGAGAAGCCTGCCAAAGTAGCGAATAATAAAAATGCTATATCGCCGTATCCTATCAGATACTTCCAATTCAAATTCATCATCTTTCCCAGCCAAAGAGGAAGCAAAGAAGCCGCGGCACCTGCGAAAAACATCGGCCAACGCCCATCAAAAAAATTGCGCGAGGGCAGGTCCCTAACCCTCCGAGAAGCTGACGAAACTAGCAGGCTCTTCTGTTCGATGATGTCCCATTCATCGCAAAGAGCTCGTTCTGCTGGCGTAAGGTATTGCTTCGTCATCACTTCATCAGATTTTCGCTGATCCAAAGAATGCCCTTCACGGCCCAAGCGACGGCCGCAATGACCACCGCAATCGCCAGGGGCCACTCGAGCCACGCGAAACGCGGGGCATAAGCGCCGCGGCGGAGGTGGGTTGGAAGGGAGCGTTTCATCGGCATTCCGGCTTGCCCGGAGTATCTCACCGGAATATCCCGCACGTTAACAATGGCAAGACCAAAGACGGACCCGCTCGCCCCCGTGATCGTGCAGGTCGGGAATGTGAGGTTGCGTGTCAGGCCGTGGAAGCATCCCTCCGGCCGGAACTACTGGCGAGCCACCTACAAGGGCAGCGACGGCCGCGAGCGGGACATCACCAGGGCCGATAGGGAGGATGCCATCCGGGCGGCAGGGGACAAGGCCCGGGAGATTCACAACGGGATCGTCGATCTCACGACCCTTCCGCAGGATAAAATCCGGATGATCCGGGCCTTCCTCGACCTTTCGCCCACCTGGGCGGATTTGGAGCGGTGGGGAGCGGAGAGGGCGAGCCACAAAATCAGCATCGCCGCCGCCATCGAGCGGTTCATTGCGCACAAACTCAGCGAGTCCGCCGACGGGGAAACGAAGCACATCAAGCTCACGAGGTCCGATCTCCTGCTGATGGCCGAGAATGTCGGCCCGGAGACACCCCTCGCACGAGTACGGGCCTCCGCGCTGGCGGAATGGCTCGATGACCTCGAGGTCGGCCCGAAGCGCAAGAAGGACTATCGGGCGGCGTGTGTTGCACTCTGGAGGTGGGCATGGTCCCAGGACCTCATTGTTTCGACAGGGCCGAAAACCGAGCCGGAGAAGCTGCCGGTGCCGCAGGTGAGGAAAAAAGACTTCGTCCGCGTGCTGTCCGTCGAGGAATTGCGATTCCTCTTCCTGCATGTCCGCCGGGAGTTCCTGCCCTGGCTGGCACTATCGGCATTTTCAGGGATCCGCAGCGGGGAAATCCGCATGTGGGGCAAGGCTCCGCTCGACTGGTCGATGGTCAAGCTCGACCGGCGGAAGATCGATTTACCGCCCAGCCTCTCCAAGACCGGACGGCGCAAGCTGATTCCGATCTCGGACACGCTCGCCGAGTGGCTCAAGGAGCTCGGGCCTCCCGCGGCAGGGGAGGTGATTCCGGAGCCGGCCTTCAACGAGGAAACTTCCAGGCTCGGGTTGTTGCTGGACGCCCATTTCCAGCGGGAGGAAGGATGGCCGTCCAACTGTCTCCGGCATTCCTTCGGATCCAATCGTTTGGCTCAGAAGCCCGATATTGCCGCCTTGGCGATCGAGATGGACAACTCCCCGGCCATCATCAAGGCCCACTATTTGGAAGTGCGAAGCGAGGAGGAAGCGGCCTCGTATTTCGGTGTTCTGCCGGGAACATTCGGGGATAAAACCCCTAACTATTTGATTTTCAGCAAGTGAATGGAGCCGCTGGTCGGATTTGAATCGGGTTTGAGTAAAATCCCGGGATTTCCGGAACCCTAAAGTGACTGAATTTTCAATCGGGTAGTATCGGGGAACATCAATAAATCATGTTCCACACGGAACATTTCCGGAACAACTACCGGGGCGCCGCTCCCGGATCACCGGTGTTTCCACAAGCAGAGCTGCTGTCCGCAGCCCTTGGAGAGGCGGTCGATGTCGTCCTGAAGGCGCTCGATGATCTTTTCCTGAGCGGTGAGGCGGGTGGAGAGGCTCGAATAGATGATGCCGGCCAAGGTGGCGATGACGCCGCCGAGGGCGATCAGGGTGGAGAGCATCCAAGCGACGGGGATCTCGATCATGGGAGGATGCGCACGACGGCACGGATTTGGCTGCGGGAGCGGGAACGGCGGAAAACGCCGCCGCCTTCGTTGTCGCCACTGCTTGGCGACGTGTTCGCGTCGATGGTGGAGACCTTCGCGCTGCCCCTGGGGGAGGGGGAATCGGCCACGGAGACGTGGGAGAACTCCCAGACGATGATGTCGCCGGGCAGGATCTCCGCGGCCATGGCGAGAATCTGGACGCCCTTCCCTGCGTTGTTCTTGGCCCACTTCTCGAAGTCGAAAGCTTTGGCCGAGGTGGGGAGAAGGAAGGGGGGCTTGGTGTCGGCGGCGGCGACCGCGGCGCGCACCCACCAGCATACGGCCGCGGCACAATACGGTTCGCGGTATTTGTATCCATTCGCGTAATTGGTCGCCTCCCAGTACTTCTCGATACCCGGACCACGGTTCTTCCCTTCGATCTCCCGGATCCAAAGATCCTCGGCAGCCAGGGCGACTAGGCGGGCGGCTACGGTGGAGCCCCCGGCCGGGGCATGCGATGCCTCCCAAGCCGAGCGCGCGGCCTTTGTTTTCGGCCCGCGAACGCCATCGAGTGGCCCGGGATCGAAGCCGAGGGATTTCAGGCCGGCTTGTTCGAGGTAGATGTCGGGATCTTTCATGCTGACACCCCGAAGCCCCGCTGCCGTGAGGGAGCGGGGCGGTTATCGGAGGAGGTGAAGGATGATTACTTTCCCGCGTCGGTGATCCGTCCTACCCCTGCGGCGACCATGCCCACGTCGTAGAGACCGTGGACCTTCTCCGGTGCTCCGGCCTCGGCCTGCAGGAGGTCGCTGGTGACGATCAGGACGGGTTTCCCGCCCTCGCGCTGGACGGTGGTGGCATGCGGCGGCTGGCCGGTGATGCCGGAGACGATGCCGGCACAGGAGGACAGGGAGAGTGCCGTGCCGGCCACCAGGAGCGGCAGAAGCCCGATCTTCACGGCGTGTTCCTTTGCCGCTTGGATGCCGTGGACGAGCATGGCCGCCAGCGAGGGGACGATAGCGATGAACTTCACCGCCTTTTCGGGCAGGAAGTCACTGAGGAGCGGCAGGACGTCGGCGAGGTCGAGTCCTGCGAGGGTGGTGAGTCCGGCCATCAGGGCCGCGAGGATGTAGGCGATGGTTTTCATTCGATATGGTCGGGGTTGGGGTGGGGGAGCATTCACGGGCTCCCAAGAGCTGGCAGAGATGGGGACGAACCACATGAGTCGGCGGCGGATGCGTCGGCGGATCCTGAGAAAGATCGGCCGCGGGAGGTTCATGGCATGATGGGTGAGACCGAGAGATAAACCACCTGCCCCTCCGTGCCGCCTGAGATGGTGGCCGCGAGGAAGCCGCTGGCGGCGGCGACGAATTCGAAGTTGCCGTAGGGCACGTTTGCCAGATCCAAGGAGATCGGCAGGCCGAGCGAGTCGCGGATTGGCTTGAAGTCCGCCGCGTCCGGAATGTCTTTCCAAGAGGTCTGGAACAAGAGCGTGCCGAGGTTGGCATCCCCGCGGAATCCCACGGCATAGCGCTGTCCGGCGAAGAGAGGACACTCGTGGGAGGTGAGCATCGTTTCGCTCGCTCCTCCGGAATTAACGGTGAGGGTGATCATGATTGTTTGGGGTCAGTAGTCGGGAAGGTCGCGGGTGATTTTCCGCTTGAGGGTGGGGTAAGCCAGGCGGTGGGTATTCAGCTTCGGTTGCGGGGTCACGAAGGTCAGGAGATAGTGCCAGTATTGGGTTCCCGCACTGGTCCGGTGGCCGCGGTTGATTTGCTTCACGCGGTTCTCCGTGGCACCCCCCGCGGACCATGCGCTTGCCGAGGGGATGGCGCTGGTGGCCTCCCAGTCGTTCGTGTAAGCAGCCCCGCTGATAAGCGCGCCGCTGCCAGCGGTGCCCGTGTTGGAGCTGCCGGTGGTGGAGAAGAACGACGTCGTGGCTAGGGATGGGACCGCCTTTTGATTCGCCTCGTTGAAAGCGGCGAAAAGCGCCAGATCCCCGTCTTTGTGAAAAACCTGCCCCCAGTAGGCGAGCGTGGCCTCATCCGGAGAAGTCGTGATGGCGCCGGGATCTACGGCCGGGCCGGTGCGATCGGTGGTAACCGTGATCGTGTTCGCGTCCGGGACGGTCGCCACGGTCCAATCGCCGTTGAAGTAAGTTGCCGGGGTTGCGAGGCGGGCGGTGCCATCGCTGGCGGCTCCCGGGTTGGTCGCGTTGGTGACAGTAAAGGTGTTCGCGTCCGGAACAGTGGCCACCGTGTGGGTGCCGTTGTAACCGGCAATTGTGCAATCCTCGATGACGCATGTATCGGTCGGATTGAGACCGTGGGACGGGGCCGTCACGGTCCATGCGGATCCGTTGGCGGTGATGCCGGTGATCGCATGGCGAAGCGGCACCGCGCCGTCGATAACCAGATCATCGGACGCCGCGAAATTGTGCGGCTCGCTGGTGGTGATGGTCATCGTGGTACCGTTCCCGGAAATGGCCGAGGTGGCGAAACGGTAGGGATAGCCCGAAATGATCTCGGAGAGCGTGACGGTGTGGGCGGTCCTGCCCGAGGCCGTGAGCTGCTGCTTGTAGGTGAGCTCGATTTGGTCGAATTCCTCAACCGCAACCGGAACCGCCAGGACGATCCGGGCGTACGTGTTGACCATGACGCTGCCGAGCGTGTAGGCCGCGGACGCTGCAGGGAAAACGGCGGATTGGGTGACTTCCTGGGTTCCGGCGTTGAGGTCTTGAACGAGATTGGTCGTGCAGGCGACCGACTGCGCGCTACCCGCAATGGAGTTCTTGTTGGTGAAATAGACGCGGATCGTCTTCCCGGTCAGAGTCCTCGCCGGCCCGGATACCGTGAATTCGGTGTCGGACACGCGGGTCACGATGTGGCACCGCTCGCCGTCCTGCCATTTGATCTCATTGCCGATGTAGGAGGGAGAGGCCGGGACAATCCCGGCGCCCGACACGCGGGTGACCGTGTTGCCCGCTTGGCTCCAAGTGCCGTCAAGATCGATGTAGTTCGCGGACGTGTCCGCGAACGTGTAAATCGTGGTATTGATATCGTTGAGCGAGGTGGCGCGCGTGTTGATGCAGCCGTTCAAGATGAGGTTCGGCATCCACGGGCTTTCCGAGATGAGCTTGCCGCGGAGTTGGAAGCCGTTCGTCAGGGCGCGGGGCAAGCGATCGAGCTGGCGGTTCACGAAGCGCTGGAGACGGGTCGGCCGGCGCTTCTTCACTTGGAGTTTTCCCGAGAGCGAGGCGTTGACGGTGATGGGATTCATGGGATGGCGTAGGTTCCTCCGGTCGGAGCCGGGAAAGTGACGGCGGCGGTGTTGGTCTCGATCAAGCCCAGGGGTATGAGGGTTTCGAGGTAGTCCCCTCCGCCCGGGGCCGGGAAGGTGACCGCCGCGGTATCAGCGGCGATGAGGCCGAGCGGCACGATGGTGCTTCGATACTGGCCGCCCGAGGGCGCGGGGAAGGTAACGGCGCCCGTGTCGGTGCCGATCGAGCCGATATCGACAAGGGTCGATCGGTACATGCCTCCGTCCGGCGGCGGGAGCGTGATGGCCGCGAACTCGAAAAAGCGGTCCACCTGATATTCGCCGGAATGGGGTCCGGGGAAGGTGATGGCGGCTGCTTCACGCCCGAGGACCGCGGCGGCCATGACCGCGCCGTCCAGCGGCATGAGCCATTTGCCGCGTCCGTCTTGGAGGAGTGGAATTTCATCGGCCATCAGTAAATGTCTCCGAATACCCACCAGCGGTTGACCCCGATTAGCTGCACCACCACGGGCTTCATCTGACTGAAGATCCGGGGAGCCGAGCCCACGGCCGACTCGATGATGACACCCACGGGTGCCACGAAATCGACCGTCCCCACGCCGAACCGCGATAGGGTGCAGAAGAACTCGCCCGAGAAATCGGCGGTCTCCGGCAACGTGACGATGACCGGGCTCGCGCTGTTGATGCGGATCGAGGAATTTACGTCCTCTTGGGTGACCGTGAAGGATTCGGCAGCCTCGCGGGTGCGGTAGGGAAGGATCGCCTCGGCCCCGAGAATGACCATGAGCCGCTGCGCGAGCTGATCGAGCCGGAGGATCTCGATAGCCCCGGTATCGGTGCCGAAGAAAATGATAGAATCCTTCCGGAGTGCGGGAGGCGGAAGCACGGTCGCGTCGCTCGGCGCTTCCTCTCGTGGAATTCGTATCGCCCGGGAAATGTCCCCCTCTTCCCGGCGTCTCTGGTCGATCATGGCCATCGTTTGCCAGTCGTCCACCCGCTCCAGAGTGGCGGACGGCACCCTCCCGTTGACGGTCAGGGCGGCGGACTGAATCAGCGGGGTATTTCGCGACACCAGCAGCGTTGAAGACGCGGGAATCGCTCGCCCTCCGGTAATAATGCTGGCGCTGGATGTTACTCCGCTGCCGCTGATCGTGTAATCTACGCCCAAAGCAAGAACGGTGATTACGTCGTCCTCGTCGATCTCCTCGACCGTCAGCCAGGAGTTGTCGTCGAACCGCAAGTCAGCCAGCGCGTACGGCGTCGAAAGCGAACCGTTGCCTACGAACGAAAGCTGGGAAACCTGCGAGCTGATGGCCATTCCCGCGCAGGGTAGGCCACGGCAGGCGTCTGGTTCTACTGCCAGCGGTTCACTCCACCAGCTTCAACACGTCTTTGGATGTGTTGATCATCTCCATGACCTGCTTTCGCTCGGCTTCCGGCAGCGGCGTCAGGTTCGCCTTGATCCAATCGGCTTTGGCTTGGTCCTTGCGGGCTTTCACGTCCTTCTGGATTTTTCCGTCCGGCCCGGTGGTTTTCCCGAGGGTTTCGTTCAGTTCCCTCACGAAGCGATTGAACCGCCCCTTGTGGCGCTGGAGCCTTTCCTCGTCGCTCTCGACCACGCCCTCCAGGAAGTCGGCGACATTGCCGACCTGGGCGGCGAGAGGACCTCCCGGGACAACCGGGCCGAAGCCCTGCAGGGATTTGATCGCCAGCTCAATCCGTTCCTCGCTGGTGGCCGGATCATCGTTCATCAGCTCCTTGGCAACCGCCTCCCCCGAGCGGATGGCCTGATTGAGCGGATTCTGGCTGGCTGGAAACGCCTTCTGGTCGAAGGCCGCGGCCATCGCCCGGTTCCATGCCTCCCCGATGAGCGGGATCCGCTCCAAATATTGAGTCATGAGCTTGTACCCCCAAGCCTTTGGATCATAGATCCGCGCCCACCACCGTTGAAGAACCTCGTCCTCCTCGTCATCCTTGGCGTTCGCCCACGCCTGATAGAACGAGCGCACCAGGTTCTCCGCCGCGGCCACCAGCACCAGCCCGACGAGCGCCTGCTGGAGCGCCATCTTCTTGCCGTAGGTCCCCTTGCCCGTTGCTAGTTCGCGGAGGGCCAGGTAAGTGATCGCCGCATTCTTGCGGGGCTCCGAAACGAAGAGCGTGAACAGGGCGGATAGCGGGCTTTCCAGCGCCATGAATTCGCCCTCGGAACGAGCGAGACGGCTTTGCGGTTGCGCCGCCCGGAGAAGCACCAGCTCCGTCCTCCGGTCCGCGGCGGATTTCGCTTCTTCTTCGGATAGCCCGGCCCGGACTCCGGCGGCACGGGTGTATTCCCACACTGCCACCGCTCCCGCCATATTGGCGGTGGTATCCACGAAGTTGATCGGGCGTAGTCCCATCCGTGCCCAATGGTCCAGGATTGCCAGGATAGGGCGCGTGCCGGGCCCCTTCCGCTTCGCCAGCGTCGTCTCGAAGGTGGCGCCATCGCGAAGGCGCCGCTGGATCGCCGGACTCTGCCATGCGTCCTTGAAGGAGTCGGGACGCTTGACCACCCGTAGGGCTCCTTTCAGAAGGTCGGCGGCCGGGATTTCCCACGCGGCGTTGAGCACCGCCGTGGTGTTCACCATGAGCGTGCTCACTCGGGCCCCGAGAGTGGCGATCGCGAAGCGGCTGGTCAGCCCTTTCGTGACCTTTTCCAAATCGTTGAGGGCGGTTGCCCGGAGGCTTCCGCCGCTCTCGATCCGGCGGAAAAGGGTGGTGAGGGCCGAGTAATACTTCTCGCCCATCTTCGTGCGGACGGCATCGGCGAATCGCTCGTCGCGAATCACTCCGCCCCATTCGCGCATGAAGGCGACGTGCGAGACCCAGAAGTTCGACTGTGCCCGATGCTGGAGAAATACCGCCAGCGCGTTCACGTGCGCCGGCTCCGCCTGATTGACGACGCGCTGCTTGATGAAGCCGACCGTCCGCCCCCCTTGCTGGGGCGGCTGCCCGTCGAGCGCGAGCCCGCTGTTGTCGGCGCGGGCGACCCGGTTGCGCACCGGGAAATACTGATCGACGAGCGGCAGGCCGACGCCCTTCTCCGACCGGTGAAGCTCGTCCACGGTGTAGGCGTCCTCGCCGATCCTGTTGACCATCCACAAGCCGAGCTGCTTCAGGTCATCCGGCAGCCACGCCTCGAGCTCCCGCATGGTGCGCTCGTCATAGCCCATCCGGTCGAGCTTCGCCGCTTGGTCCGGCTGGCGCATCGTGAGCCAAAGCTGGAGACCGCCGAACTTCGACCATTTCCCGATACCGAGACGTTCACCCTTGGCGACGGTGCGATTGAAGGTGACCACCCGCTTTCCGGCCTGCTCTTCCTCGGTGAGCTCTTGGAACTCGTTCCAGGCTTCGGCGAGGGCGGCGACATCCGCCTCATCCAGTTCCTCCCGCTTGCCGTTTTCCCGTTCGAAGCCAGAGGTTTCCCCCTCGACCAGGGATTCCGCGTACCTGATCGGGACGCTGACGACTTCGGTTTTCCGGCCCTCGATGGTGGTAACCGGTGCATCCCGCGATTCGTCCGAATAGTCGTGCAGCTTTTTCGCGAGGCCGTATTGCGTCTCGGTCCCGAAGATTTCCCTCATCACCGCGGAGAGCGCGGCCTCGTCCGCCGCGTTACGATCCGATTCGGCAGCCTCGGCGCTATAAGCCTCGATCTCCATTTGCTCCGTGAGCAGCTTCACGGCGCCGCTGTCCGTCAGTTCGGAGAGTCGGCGAAGGGTCTGCGATCCGGACAAGGCCATCGCCATGATCCCCTCGTCCAGCGCCTTCAATTTCGACGCGCTGTATCCGGCCTCGTCGTTCCGCCGGTCTCCCCTCCGGATGAATTCCGGGGCCCCCACACCACGCCGGAACGCATCCACCCGGGCGGTGCGGATTTCCTTCCGGAGCGAGAGGGTTTCAATCCATTCCTTCCGCCCCTCCTGATACGTCTCGGTGAGGAAATTGGCGGCGCGCTCCAGCCGGGCGCTATCGGCATTCGGGAAATCATAGAAGAGCTCGATGGCCGCCCGCATCGCGTCCAACTCGTCCAGTCGCTCGGGGCTCAAATCACCCACGCCTTCGATTTGGTCGGTCAGGCGCTCGATCTCGATCTCCGCCTTTTCCGCGGCGGTCAGACCGTCTTTCATGTCGGCCGGATCGCTGGTAATCAGCATCGCCTTCTTGGCCATCGCGAAGACATCGTGACCGTGCGGGCTGATCTTGCCGCCGCGGGTTTTGGCCTCCGACACCTTGACGTCGCCTTTCTTCAGCGTTTTGCGGATTGCCTGTCGGTATAGATCCTGAAGATGGCTCTCCAGGGCCTTTTCCACTCCGCCGAGAAGCCGGATCATGTAGTCCTCCCGCCCCTTCGGTGTCTTGAGCGCGGTCAGGTCGGTGAATGCGCCGACGAAGCGGCCCCGGATTTCCCTCGGGAGCGCCTTGGCCACCGCCTCCAAGGTGGCAAGGTCGCGGACTTCCGCGAAGCGTGCCTCATCGATGCCGCCCCTTCCGAATTCCCCCTTCACGCGCTTTTCGTCGAAACGCTTTCTCGTGTCCGCCACGAGACCCATCATCCGCTTGTAAATCTTGGCCTTGGCCTCGGGGTCGCGCACCTGTGCGGCGATCGCGTCGGCGAGTGGATTTTTCCCCTTGAGGGAAATCGAGAAGGACTGATTCCCGACAGCTTCGCCGAAGCCGTACTGGCGCTTTCCGTAGTTCACCGACAGATCCAGCGAATCGAGCATCTCGCCGGGCGTCTCGAAGGAGAACCCGGACCGGTTCGCGCGTTCGCGCACGTCATCCAGGTCGGCCATTTCTCCGGGTGGAAGGAAGAATTCGTTCGCTCGGCGCCGCCCCGCGGACCTGCTCGAGCCGGATTGAACCAAGCCGTCATAGATCCTGCGAACTTCACCGACCAGGGGGTGAGCCTCGCGGGCGAGGGTGTCGGGATGGGGGAGCCTCCCCTGCAGGGTGTCGCCGATCTCCGGCATTCCGTCGAATGCCTCCGCTTCCATCTCGGCCTCCATCTGTCGGACCAGGTTCTCCTTCTCGAAGTCCTCGTTCACGCCGGCCGACACGTCGAGCCAGTAGGTGAACTCCGGATCCATCTCGCCGCGGACCCGGAGAAAGTCGGACGCAATGCGGAGCGCGGCATGAATCACCTCCTTGAAGGCCCGGAAAAACGACTTCACGGCGGACGGAAGGGCGCTGTCCTGAATTCTGCCGGTGGCGTTGGCTTGGGCAAGGTAGGACCATCCCTCGACAATCTCCTGGCGTTGGCCAGCTTCATCCTTGCCGGTGAAATCGTCCGCTAGGATGCGCTGGCCGGTCTTCACCTCCGCCTCGCGGAGCCATCCGATCATCTTCGCGCTCCCGACCTTGCCGGAGTCCATCAGCCACTTCGCGATGCCCTCGGCACTCTCTTCGATCACCGTCAAAGGAGTGGCATCCTTGGCGAAACGGGTCGCAATCGTGGTGATGCCCCGGGCCGTGCGGTTCTCCGAAGTGCCGATAATCGGGATCGACGCGAGATCGACCTCATCCAGCCCCATTTCGATGCCTGCCTGCCGCGCGGCGATTTGCACCCGCGCCTTTGCTTGCCGGGACAGCGCCTCGTTCCGGCGGGCAACGTCCGCCAAGGTGCCGAGGTTTTGCCGGGTCTCGCCGCGAAACGCGGTCTCCGCGGAAGAGGAGTGGTACTCGGTGAGGAAATCGACGTAAGAACGCACCGCCTGGGTCGCGCTCACTTCGGTGTCAGCCTCCCAGCTCCGGAGGGAATCCAGCGCCTCCTCGCTGCCAGCGACGACCTCCGCGGCCCGGTCCGGGTAATTCACCTGAATCCTGCCGTCGTCGAGCTTCTCCAGCGTAGGGAGCCCCGCCTCGCGCGCGGTGTCGGTGGCAGCCTCCGCTTCAATCTGCTCCCGGGCTGCCTCGCTGTTCGCCTTGCGCACCTCCACCGGTGTTTCCAGCGTGGCCACCTTCACCATTTCCGCCGCGGCGAGCGGATTGGCCTGCGCGGTCTGGACGATCTTGTCCACCGTCGCGGTGTCATACCCGGCCAGCAGCAACCCCGGCTTGTCGCTCAGGGCGGCTTTGATCCGCGGTGCATCCATGTGATCGGAGATGGACGATCCGGTCGCACCGATGATCCCGAAGAGCAGTGAGACTGAAGCGATTTCGCCCAGCGCCTCCTTCTCGCGCTCCAGCACCTCTTGCCAGTCCGGGCCCTTGATGTCTTGCGTGAGAGCAGAGGCAATCTCCGTAATGGCTGGGGCGGTGAGGTCTTGGAGCACCTCTTGTCCCATCTCTGCCCCGCCAACCACCAGAGCCTTGCCCGCAAGGTCCAAAGCGGCCCCGGGTTTCCCCAATTGCAGTACCGCGGCCTTCAGTTTCGGTAACCGCGCGCCGAGAGTGAACCACTGGAGGCGATCTATCCCGGCCTCAAGGGCTCCGGCGGTATAGCCCACGGCTTCGATCAATGAAGGATCCGCTTCGGGATTTTCGCGGCGAAGATTCGCGATGTTCCGCTCCCCGTAAGAGCTAATGATAACCGGAATTCCCCGGCCCGCTGGCGCCGCGGCATGGAACATCAGCGGCAGGGACTCCGCAGCGAGAACCGAAGCGTCCGCGAGCCATTCCCAGCCCCTTTCCATCTCGCCATCATGATATTTCGATACGCGCACTCCGGCGGTGCGGAGATCCTGAAGAAAAGCAGTTCGGCCTTCGATGCTGGCCACCTGTTCGGCGTCCTGCGAAGTTTCCGGCTCATCGACGAGCTTTGATAGTTGCCTGCCAACGAAGCTGTCCGCTCCTGCTGTGAGGCCCTCCATTCCAGATTGGAACGCCTTCCCCACCCGAGAGAAGTAAGCCTCCACGTCTTCACCTTCTTGGGCGGCTTGCCTGGCGATAAGCGACAAGATCTTGTCACGGTCGGCCTGAGATGCATTCCCGTAGGTCACCATCGCGCGGTCGATCGCCTCGCGTTCCTTGCCCTTCACGGCAAAGAGCGCATCGAGACCCTCCGCTCCTGCGAATTCCGCTTCCGATGGTAGCGCCAGCCGCTCCACGTCCTTCTTCTCGATCTTCGCCACCGCCTCGAAAAGTGTCCGCCCTGCAGCGAGTTCTTCGTCCGAGTAGTCTGCAAGGACGCTGGCATAGGCGGTCCGGAAAACCGGCTCGAATTCCTTCCACCTGTCCCCGGCCAGCTTCTTGGCTTCCGCCGCGGCAGCCTCCATCGGACGAGTCTGGATCGCATTGTACTGCGCCAAGGAGCTGATTTTGTCCGCGAGGTCCGCGTCGGCGCGCTCACGATTCAGGGACTGCCCCGCAAGCTGATAAAATGCCTCGTCGCTGATTGTCGCGGGCGCGGTCGATTCCGCGCCGTCGCCGCCGAGCATACGGGAAACTCCGCCCCACCCTAGTTTCTCCCTGGCGTAAAATGTGCGCTCGATCGGCCAGAGCTCTTCGTCCGGCTCCTGCCCAGTCATCGCCTGATACAGCATCTTGTTGGCGGTTTGGCGGATGTCCGCCTCGGGATTGAGCGAGCCGTCGAACATTTCTTGGATGGCCTGCCGTTCGCCTTCAGGGAAAGCCTCCGGGAACCGGGCCGGACCTGAGAACATCGTCTCGAAAACCGGCAACTGCTCGCGGAAGGTGCGGAACTCGTCGCGCCGCTGGGCGATGTCGAGGTAGGCGAACGGGGCCTCTCCCCTCTTCCGCCGGTAGTCCCGGTACGCGCTCAGTTGCTCCCGCTTGCCGGGAACATCCTCGCCGGCCTTCAGGAGATGGGACATCCGGACGTCGAGCCCCGTCTGGTCGAGCTCGGGCGCGTCGCCGTAGCTGAAAGGGAAGTCGGCGGCTGTCGCCCTCTCCGCGCCCCGGCGCTCCATCCGGGCGATTTCCGGCACAAGCTGGCGGCGCTGGTCGATTTCGAGATCCGCCGGGTTCAGCCCGAATTCCGCAGGGTCGAGAGTGTCAGTTGCCATCGAGGTATTTGTCGAGTTCCAGGGCTTCGGGCTTGGGCGGGAGCACCATCGTGTCATCCACGGGAGGAAGTTGCCCGAACGGAACGGCCGATCGGCCAGTCAGTCCCGCGCCCATGCCCGGGATTTTCGGAAGCAGCGTCTTGGCGGCGGTGGTGGTCTTGCCGCCGGAAATCATCGAATCGACGAAGGAACGCACCTCGCCGGGGAGCATCTCCTTCTTGGTTCCGATGTAGCGCTTCGCCTCGATCCGCAGATCCTCGGCCCGCCGATAGGCTGCCTCCTTTTCCTGCGGCGTTGCATCCTCACCGACTTTCCCGAAAACGGCGGCGTCGAGCGCGCGGTTGATTTGCCCCCGGGCCAGCGCGTTGAGATCTTCCGGGGTGATCGCCGATTGATCCCGCGGCGCGGAAGGATCGCGACCGGCAGGCGACAAATAACCGAGCTCCTTTTTCAGGTCGCCCTGATAATTCGGGGGAATCGACCCGATGACTTTCGCGCGGGTTTCATTGAAAAGCTCGCGGTATTGCTCCTGCGAAATGGACGGATCCTGCCGGGCCTCCCGGAGGTTGTCGGTGAGACGCCATGCCGAGAGGAAAACTTCCTTCTTGGGCGGGGTGGTGTTATCGATTCCTCTGCGGAATTCCGCCCGATCCTTGTCGGTGAGGTAGCGCGCGGAATCGATGTTGTTTTCCTCAAGGGTGCCTTCCAACAACATTGCCTCCAGTGCCGAGAACTCGCCCTCCCGGTATTCCTGCACCTGATTCTTGGCGAGGGATTCCAACCGGCGGCGATCGGCGTTGCTCAGGTCGGGATACTGTTCGGGCAGCACCTTCACGAATGGGGTCGGATCCTCCTCAATCTGCCGCTCCAGCTCCCCCACGGTAAATTGCCGCATGGTCTCGGTTTCGATTTGCTCTCGCTCCGCCGGGGAAAACCCGAGATTCGGGAGCTCTCC